TCGTTGGTCTTGCTGGAGATGATGTAAACGAATATCAAATGCCAGTAACTTTGGCTCTTGGCTCTGGCTCATTCGCATCTGCTGACGTAGGAAAGACCATTGAAGCTAACTCTGGAAAATTTTTGCTGACATCTACCGCTGGCGCTTTTACTACGACCACAACTCCAGCAAACTATAACCAAGTAGCTTCAGGCTCTTGGCAGATGTATGGCGTTGTATTTAACACGACTGATGGTGACTTGGAGCTGAGCAGTATCGGTGACGCATTTGATATTGCAAATGCATCTTATGTAACTAACAGCACTATATCAGGACAAGGCACCGCACCAGAAGATATTGCTTTTAATTCTGACGGCTCAAAGATGTTCATCGTTGACAGCCAGCAAGACAGGATCAACGAATACGCCTTGAGTACGGCATACGGAATAGGAACAGAATCCTTTACACGGTCATTCTCTGTTTCAAGTCAAGGAAATCTGCCGACAGGAGTATGTTTTTCTAACGATGGAACAACAATGCTGGTATGTGATTATACAGAACAAGATGTTAATCAATACACCCTGAGTACCGGCTTTGATTTATCCACAGCTAGTTACACACGAACTCTTTATGTAGGAGGTCAACAAGCTCGCCCTCGGGCTGTTCAGCTTGTAAATAGCGGCACTAGGATATTTACGATTGGAGATACAAATGATGAGATTAACCAGTGGAATCTCAGTACAGCTAACGATATAAGCACAGCCTCACATATTGGTAATTTTAGTGTTGCATCGCAAGCTTCAGCACCGCAGGGTTTGTTTTTTTCAAATGACGGTAAAAAAGTATTTGTTCTTAACGAAACTGCAACTAACAATATATTCCAATACAATTTATCAACTGCTTTTTTAATAACAAGCGCAAGCTATTCAAATGTATCATTTAATACTGCAAGTATAGACTCAAATCCAACTGGTATAGCATTCAGTGCAGACGGCACTAAAATGTTTTTTACGGGAAACCAAAACGACAAGGTGTATTCTTATACGTCTGGCTCAGTAACAATCGTGAGCGGTTATCACGCTGCTCACACCACCACCTCTACAGACTCTCAATACTGGACTGATATTAATTCAATGACAGCAGATGAAGCTGCTGGTAATGGTGCTATCTACTACTGCGTATCTACTGATGACCGTACAACGTGGAAGGTTGCCAAAGGCACTGATGGTGAGAGGAGTATAGTCAGGAACAACTCAGGCACTTGGCAGTACAACTCTAACGCAACGTATGGCTCTACGACTTGGACTAACGCCACAGTAAATGCAGAGCTTTACGCTATACAGGAGGCAATGGGAACGGCTGCAAACCAAATGAACAAAACCCAGCTAGACGCTATCCCTGATGCCAATCACTTTACGTTAGCTGACGACCTAGACTTAGCAATTATATTTAATCTATCTAGTGGCAGTACGGCTCCAAGCAGTGATGGTGTGGCGATTAACTATGATGCCAATGTCTTAAATCAAGGTGCAATACTGGGAACTGACTACACCTACGATGCGCCTGCTCAGAACAAGGTTAGGATAACGTCAACTAACGCGGCTAACTTGAAGATTAGGATTGTTTAAAGGAAAAGACAATGATTGCAAACGGAGAGGCAACAACCGTTAAGGCAATGGTGACAGGAGTGTCTACCGTTTCTGTTTGGGGCATAAACCTAAACGTGGAGGAAGTATCTTTCTGGTTTACGATATTGGCAGATTTTGGCGTATTTGCTGGCGGCGTAACTACGGTTGTTTTAGGTGTAAAGTCTTTACGAGAAAGCCGGGAAAATAAGTGAGTCATTTTGTTACGCAAAGTTTATTGATGGAGCCTGTAGATAAAGGCTGGAGATTACTGTCTTCTTTTGAGTATCACAGCGATACATTGAACCAAACTATTACTGTTCCTCACGGATTCTTTACTGACCTGGCTAGTGTGCCAAGGTTAATGAGATGGCTTGTCCCAGTTGCAAATGCCAAGAATCGTAAGGCTGCAATAGTGCACGACTACTTATGCTGTGAGGCTGTACAGAATATGTATGGCATAGACCAGAGAATGGCAGACAAGATATTCAGAGAAGCATTGGCAGTTTGTAATGTACATCCTGTAGGTCAGTGGGTTATGTGGACTCCAGTAAGAAGCTATCAGTGGGTAAAGGGGTTATTCAAATGATAAGAGTTTTGTTTGGTTTAGTTATTCTTTTTACGTTTGTGGGATGTGGTTCATTCAACGCGGCTGAGGTGGGGCAAAAGGCGAGAGAATTGGAAGAGTCTTTATGTCCGTTACAGACTGCTAAAAATATAGATGCAACGGTAGACAATCTTTTATCACTTGTTCCGATAATATCTTGGAACAGAGTCTGCCAATCTGATGAGTAAACCTAGACACTGGGGCCGAGAGTCCGCTAGAGTTAAAATAGACCCGTCGATAATTCCATACGCTTCGAGCAGAAGGCAGAGAGAGGTCGTTGAGGCGGTGATTATGCACGGCTGCGACAGCAGGGCAGCTGCAGATGATTTGGGAATAGATGTGCGCGGTGTTCAAAAGCATGTATCTAACATTAGGGCGGAGGCTGCGGCTAGAGGTTACAAAGAAAATACTACCGATATCCCTGACGGCTTTAGATTGAAGGGTAGGTCCACGCTTTTAGATGCAGATGGCAATATGAAAGTTGAGTGGATAAAGACCGAGGCCGATAAGCAGCGCCAGCTCGACATAATGAAAGATGTCACCGAGTCATTGGCTGAAAGCATTAAGCCCTGGCCGCGGGTAAAGTCTCCGAAAAATGCCAACAAAGATCTCTGCAGTGTTTACACCATTACGGACTACCACATAGGCGCATATTCGACCAATCGTGAAACCGGGGAGTCGTGGGATTTACAAATAGCTGAGGATACATTGCACCGCGGGATAAACGCTATGATGGGCGGGTGCCCGGATTCGGAGCAGGCGGTTTTTGTTCAGATGGGAGACTTCCTCCACTTTGACGGTCTGCAAGCAGTTACTCCGATGAGTAAGCATTCGCTAGACGCAAGCGGTAGATATAGTGAGCTTGTAGAGATAGCGGTAAAAACTTGCGTCAAGTCAGTAGAGATGCTGTTGCATAAGCACAAGAATGTGCACGTTGTAATGTGCGAGGGCAATCACGATATGGCTGGCTCTGTGTGGCTGCAGGCCATTATGAAAATGGCGTTTGCTAAAAATCCAAGAGTTACGATTGATGACTCCGGGATGCCATATTATCAGTTTAAGTGGGGCAACGTATTCTTAGGTTGGCACCACGGGCACTTGACGCGAATTAAGAATTTATCTGGCAAGTTTTTCTCCGAACCAGGATTCCGAAAAAATATGGCGTCCTGCAAGCATATATACATATCAACCGGACATCTCCACACAAGGGAGGTGATAGAAAGCTCTGGCGCGGTGATAGAGAGACATCCAACTTTAGCTGCGAGAGATGCCTATGGTGCTCGTGGATTTGAGCATTCACACAGGGGCGCACTAGCAATCACTTACGACAAGGAAAGAGGTGAAATTGCCCGGGTTACCGCAACGCCGTGAGCAACGTTATCGATCTTCCAGTGTTATCTGCTGAGAAGCTCGAAGAGCTTGCTGTTGAGGCCGATGAGCAGCTGAGCGGATGGGTAGAAATGAAGCTATGTGCTGGTCTTAGTCCATATACAATACTCGGCATTCTTTCACTAAATCAATCGTGGCTCGCAGGGCAACTTACCGATGAACAAGCTGACTGATTTACTCATAAAGCACGAGGGGCTGCGCCTGAGACCCTACGAGTGCACTGCGGGCAAAACAACTATCGGGGTAGGGCGTAACCTTACAGATAACGGGATTACCGAGAAAGAGGCTATGATGCTTCTCCAGCGTGATATCAACGTCTGCATCCAAGAGCTAGGTCATTATCAATGGTTTAATACGCTGGACGGCGCCCGCCGTGATGCTATTATAGATTTGTACTTCTGCGTTGGTGGCCCTTCTTTTTCTCACTTTCGTAAATTGATGTGGGCAATCCAGAATGGGAATTGGGAGGACGCTGGCGCAGAGGTGCTTGATTCCAAATTCGCTAGACAGACAGGCAACCGGGCGGTAGAGCTTGCTGATATGCTTGTCAGCAACAACTACACAAAAAGCTAGCAATACAACATCACCTGCATTACAATCTATCTCCAGATTCATTGGAGAATTGTTATGTACGAAAAACTAAAAATACCATTAAAAATAAGCGAAGTAGAATTTAGGCAAGGCCGACAGTTTAAAAACAAACTCAGCTACTTAGCCTACAAGGATGCTCGCGTTGATCAAAACCGCTTAGATTCTGCAGTCGGTCCCGGCTACTGGCAGCGCCGCCACGATGTTATTGACGGCAACCTTTACTGTTCCGTAGGAATTTATAACCCAGAGATCAAGGAATGGGTGTGGGTCCAGGACGTGGGTACTCCTTCCAACTTCGAGTCCGAAAAGGGCGCAGCATCTGATGCGTTCAAGCGGGCCTGCTTCAATCTCGGCATAGGCCGGGAGCTGTACGACTATCCCAATATTGTTATTGAGCTGAAAGACGGCGAAGATGCCAAATATTTGAAACTCAGATGGGAAGGCTTGACTGACGATAAGGGCGTTGTTGAGCTTCGTGCCTATGACAACCAACAGATCCGCTACAGCTACACCAGAGAAGAAGGATTCAAGCTAGAAGAGATTATGGAAGATCAGACGCAGTGCATTCTGGAGCACATTCGTTTGATAGAGGACATCAAGGAAGCTATTGACAGGTACTCTCGCGAAGAGAACCTTGAAGAGCTTTATCAGGTTGCTGAGCGCTGGTATGACATACCTGTAAGAGATCAACATCTTCTTAACCGGGCTCCATCAAAAGGCGGCCCATTCACCACAGCCGAGAGAAAAGTAATCAAAGAGAAGTTTGTCCCGGCACTCAATCAGGAGAGTTACTAATGCCATACGATAATTCTAACCGCGGAGCTGTTTGGAAGAACGACAGAAGGTCTTCCGAAAAGCACCCGCACTTGACTGGAACTTGCGATATTGACGGGACCGAGTATTTTGTAAATATTTGGAAAAATGATGTTTCTGAAAATCCTAAAAAACCGATACTCAGTTTGTCATTTGCCAAAAAACAACAGAAAGCACCCGCAGAACCGCAAGCCAAATCTCTTGACGTTGACTTTGAGGATATTCCGTTTTGAAAATTGCCAACAGAAAAATTCCAGAAAACGGCCATTATCTAAAAAGTGATTGCGTGGCAGCCTTTCTTGATCTCAAGAAGGGCAGCAGCGAATGCCTGCTGTACGATGAGCAGGAAGAGATGCGTAAGGAGCTGAGCAACATCCACAGCTACTGCCGTAGGCACGATTTGGATTTTAGACCCAAGAGCCGAAAGGTAGAAGATGGATTTGCTATCTGGAAAACCTAGACAAATGGCGGCATATATCATGTCGCTAGAAACTAAAAAAGAGCGCAGGGAGGCTCTGGGAAGAGTCCCGGAGCACTTCCGAGCGCTTGTTAGGGCTCATGTGGAGATCAGTTATGAGAGAAGAAAGCTGGCTAAAGATAGAGCAGCTAACAAAAGACTACGCGAAAGCGGAGGCCAACCGAGCCTATTTGAGTGAATTCCGAAAGTCTAAAAAAGCTATGCTAATGGCCGATGCAGAGGCTAATGAGCCAGGATTAGCCATTGCCAAACAGGAAAGGGAGGCATACTCTAATCCTGAGTATCAACAATTGCTAGAAGGCATCAAGGAAGCCGTAGAGCAGGCTACAGCCTTACGGTTTCAAATTGAAGTCTTCAAAATGAGGTTTGAAACGTGGCGGAGCAAGCAGGCAACGAGCAGGGCGGAAATGAACTTGAGATGAGCTATGTGGTTCGGCGCGAGATCAAGGAAATCTTGCGTCATCATCCGCTGATGAATAAAAAATCGAGCATTGAGATGATCAAATTTTATAGCGAGCACATGAAGCCAGACGTTCAGAAACGTGCTATCTGGACCATCCAGTGCCTTAAATATAATTTAGCGTGGGATATCAAAACCGATGCGATTAAAAGCTTCAGATAGTTGGTTTAGTAAATGCGTTAGGGAGAGGGCTAACTGGACCTGTGAGCATTGCGGAAAAGCATATCCGCAGAACAGTCAAGGGCTCCACTGCAGCCACTATTTCGGGCGCCGGGCTAAGGCTGTTAGATGGGACCCGGACAATGCTTTCGCGCATTGCATGAGCTGCCATATGTTGCTTGGCAGTAATCCGCACGACTTTCAAAGATGGGCAGAGGAGCGTCTTGGACCGGGAACAGTAGAGATTCTGAACGAAAAGCGGAACGACACCAATCTGGCGAAGACTATGCACAAAGCGGAGAAGGAGATCGCCAAGCATTACAAGCTGGAGTATGAGACTATGCTCTCCCGCCGGGCTGCGGGCGAGTCTGGCCGATTAGAATTTACAGGATTTTGAGATGAAAAAAGAAGAAGAGATTACCTTCCAAATTATGACCCCAGATGAGCTAAATGAGTGGTTTATTAAGAGCCACAGCAGGTTCTCTGGAAAGGATCACGATGCGATTAATACAATGAACTTTTTCTTGAAAATGATAGAAAACTGGTTCGACGACAACGAGCAGTACATTGATAGCTATGAAGAGTACGTCACCCGGGAGTTGCATTAAACTGCGCCCAGGCTTAAGATTGGAAAGTCGGTCTGGGTAACGAGCCCAGCAAAAGCCGACAGAGATAAGGGGGAAAGATGTCAACTGCCCGACTGGGTAGTATTGTAACACCTCTCCCTACTTTCTCAAACTGGCAGGCATATGCGTTGGTCCGCTTCGGCGTCTCCCGGCATATAAAATCTGAGGGAATCTGAGAAAGCCCTGTCATTAGCGTTATGAGTGGCTAAATACGCGCTCCGATTGGGATAACCTTCGGCAGTACGCACATTTGGCGCAGTAGAACGCTCTCAGGCGGCGCGTAAGGGCCGTAATCTACTGAGAAGGGCAGACCTACCTCTGGCCCTTTCCCTGTCTTCGACGGCGACTGACGGCGGCATATCACTAAACCGGGGCTTCGGCTCCGGCTAGGGTGAGTATTGCCCTGTAATCTCTCCGGCTCCTAACAGCAGCATAATAAGGATATATATGAATGAATTAACAAAACCGTGTAAATGCGGATCGGATATGCAGCAAGTCATTGGATTTGATGATAAAAATAGCCCATTCAGGCAGGGATGGTACTGCCCAGAGTGTAAGGCGTGGGACAAGGCTATTCTCCGGGAAAGAAATGTAAAATAAATGTTGTGAAATTGTTGACACCATATGTGGCTAGCGTAGAATACGAAGTGTGGGGAGGCGGCGGGCCAAACCGAAACGGAGAAAAACGAATGACTAATCCAGCAAACATCCAAACGGTACAAGCTAAACAACTTAAGAATGGCAAGTATAAATTCACTGCAATCCTCGAAGATGGCTCGCAGGAAATCATCAAAAAGGCTGGAGCTTTCAAGCCTGTCGTAAATGTCTACTCCGTGATAGTAAACGGAAATTCTTACGGAAATGTTGGCGAACACTGCACTTACAACAATAAAGCAGGTGGAAGACAACTTAGCTACTGCGAAACCGCAGGTTATAGCATCTATCACTCGCCCATCAAATCAATCGAAGTCGAATTGATCTAATCAAAAACTGACAACCAAGCCCAGACCCGCTTAACTGCGGGTTTGTAGGTAGAAACATAACTCAATCGGAGAATAAAATGACAAATTTAAACTTGCATAGAACTGTTGCTATTAACCTGACGGCAAGCGATAGCTGGATAGAGCTAGCCATCGAATCAGACGATGGATCAATAGAAGTAAATACATTTTTTGGCGGTTATGGCGACAGCGATGAAAACAAAAAACTGATGGTCAGGAACGCACTGGTAGACCTTAGCAACCAAATTGTTAATATTCTGCAGGAGGAAGAGGCATGAGAAGCATATATAACATTGTGATGGATAACCTGGATTCTTGCATCCGGTTTGGGGAGTGGGATCCTACGGAGCGAGTGCTAAATCTTGTTATTGAGGCGCTCGTTGAGGACGAATCTGCGAGTGTAATCGTCAATGAGGCTCACGATGGCGATGATCAGTTAGCTGATATAGCCGTACGCATGCTTTGGGCAAAGGGTGAAGAGATCGAATTATTAGAGAAAAAGTACCGCAAGCGCAGCAATCACCTGCTCAGAGAACATGCTAAAGGTTACATTGATGGGTACGAGGGAGATGCTTGGGGTGAGTGGGATAGCATGTGCGTACCAATGAGGGTGGAGGCATGAAAGAATTCACTGCATTTGTCGGAAGCTGCGCGATTGTCACCTTGATGATGCTAATCGTGCTAGCAGGCTGGTCGGTTTAAGTCACGGACAAAAGTCCAAAAAAAATAGCAAAAATTGTCCGGGGGTACGATGAGGCACAATAAAAATATAGAATTTTGGGCACTGATGGGAGCCCACGCGATAATGCTTTCGTTTATGTTAATGGTGTTGATATGGATTTAAGAGAGCATCAGCTGAAAGCCATAGAGATGGTGCGGGACTCAATATCGCAGGGTAATCGCCGGGTAATACTGGCGGCTCCCTGCGGGTTTGGTAAGACGATTACCGCGGCTGCGATTGCTAAGTCAGCGGTAGAGAAGGGCAAGCGAGTCCTATTTGTTTGTGATCGCATCAAGCTAGTGGAGCAGTCTATAGCGGCTTATGCAGAGCACGGTCTGGAGTTTGGCGTCATACAAGCCCAGCATCATCTGTCTGACGGCTATAAAGCACCCATACAAATCGCCTCAGTGCAGACTCTGGTCAAGCGCAAAGACTGGCCTCACGCTGATCTAATTATTGTCGATGAGGCTCATGTGATGTACAAGTCCCTAATTGAAAAGTTAGAGGTATGG